ACGAGAATGTAGCGCTTTCATCTTGATAGATACCTCTTTAAGCCGATCCATCGTCGTTGATAAGTCGTCTGTCCATAAGTAAGAGCTGAAAGTCACGATTCTGGCCTGCGTCAACCCCGCCACAACTACATATAGTAAGGCTGAAGACGCGAAAGCTTCTGTGACCCCCTTCATTAACTTAAGATTCTCTATCATCGCGCTGAACAAATCACGTCGTGTATCGTCACGCTTAGCTATGTCCCAGATTTCTTCAGGTCGTAAGTGAGTGTGATGTTCTCCACTCACAGCAGCACGGTCAAATAGGCCTGGTTCTATGACCTTGAGCTCACGCACATCTCGGGGTTTTGTAGCGAATAGCCGACGTATCATTTGCGCCTTGTTGTTCTTCGTGAAATCGTAGCCGTCTACCTGTGAGTAAGCAGCTGAAACTGCTTGACGTATTTCCGGTGGCAAGGTATCTACATTGGTGTTCACGTCAAGGTAGTATAGGCGCACGTCACCTAGACGTTGACTGTATAGACGTACAGACCCCTGACCCACATTTAACCTGGTCAATCCGTACCACGTAGACGTGTCATATTCAACATGCACCAACACATGAGTGGCTTTTGATCTTGTCACCACAGACAAGTATGCACCTCCGACAGCAACGAATACAGGAATGAACTTGCTCGATGCTGCCCGTAGAGACCTCGGTGCTCTACGCCCACCGTTCTGAGCCCTAGCGGCTTTAGGCAGCGACGGGTCAACGTTATATAACGTGACCTCGTCACCCGGGCTCGGACCTAAAGCCTGCATTCGGGGCGACTCTAGTCGCCGCCCACATCTGGTGCATCTTGTATCCCCGGCTCGGGCGGGATCACCCCAGCCTGAACACGTTCGACAAATTGAAAATCCGCCTCACGTCTGTCTATGAACCCACGCAGTTGTCTCAGGTGTTGGCCTACCATCACACGAACCGTAGCGGGCGATGTAAGCCCGCCAGTGGCACCGTACTCACAGATCATATCGGCTTGCTCCCGCCTAGGTAAGCTCACCATCTGCG